GGCGCGCAAGGCCACGCGTGTGGAATTGAACACAAATGCTACCGACGGCAACGTGAACCTACGAATCGCAGACATCACCGACAAGATGTTTGCGAATCTACCCGACGAGGCAGTTGACCTCCTAGAAATCGCAACCTACGTATATTGTGCCGATCAAGCGACCTTGCGCGGCGGTAAGAAAGAGTTCGAATACGGGAAAAAATGGCGGCGTCATTTTCGATTCGAAATCCCTGTCCGCGTCCCTGACAAATGGTCTTCTTCGTCACTCAAAAAGGTTCTTCAGAACACCCTCGGATTTCTTTCTGATGATGACTATGATTTTCACTTCACGAATCACGGTAACCCTCCTCCTCGAGAAGGGTATCTAGAGTTCGATGTTGGAACGGATAATGCGTCCCCTGTTGATGAGGTCGTTCTCTTCTCAGGTGGCCTTGATTCGTTTGCCGGAGCGATTCATGAGCTAAATGAATATAAGAGCCGGGTGGCTCTTGTGAGCCATCGTTCCGTGAGCAAAATCGATAAACGCCAGCGCGATCTTGTGGATGATCTGCGGAAGCATGTGGCAACGAAACCTTCCTCGCTGTTCCACGTCCCTGTCTGGATAAACAAAGACAAGGAGCTTGGCAAAGAATATACCCAGCGCAGCAGGTCATTTTTGTATGCCTCACTCGGTTCAATTGTGGCGCGTGTCTTTGGGCTCAGCCAAATCAAGTTCTTCGAGAATGGAGTTGTCAGCCTAAACCTACCCGTGACCGCTCAAGCGATAGGCGGTAGAGCGACTCGTACAACCCATCCAAAGGTGCTCAACGGATTCGCCAGTATTTTCTCTCATATCTTCAGCGTTGACTTTAATGTCGAGAACCCGTTCGCTTGGAAAACGAAAGCTGAGCTACTGACGCAAATCAAAGAGGCGGGCTTCTCCAAGATCTGTGCGTATACCTCAAGCTGTGCACACCCCTGGGAGCAGACCAAGATTCACACACATTGTGGTCGCTGTTCGCAATGCGTTGATCGTCGTCTTGTTGCGCTCGCGGCTAAATACAGCGACGAAGAAGACCCACCCGAAATGTACAAAATCGATGTTATGCTTGGCGAACGCAAAAAGCCGGAAGATATCAACCTCATTGAGTCGTATATGCGGATGATGACGGAGATCAATCGAATGGATGATGCTATTCCATTCTGTACGAAGTATGGAGAAGTGAGCCGGATCATCCGTGAAGTCCCAGGAAAAGCCGACGATGCGGCTCAGCAGGTTTTTGATTTATACAAGCGACATGCAAAGCAAGTTTGCGATGCTGTAGAGTCAGCGGCTGGGCAGCATCTCTCAGAACTGGTCCACCATGAGTTGCCCGATTCGTCGCTGCTATCGGTAGCAATGGGACGCCGTGTTGCCGAAAGCGCAGCAAGGGGTTCTGCTGATCAATACGAATGGGCAAGGCAAGTGGAGTTGGTTCGGGCGGTGAATCAGGTGCTAGGCAAAGACACACTGAACAAAGGCGTACTGTCCAAGGCGTGCGGGAATGAAATAAAGACCAACGGCCAGAATGGACGTGCGAGCATGGTACATGTCAAGAGCTTTCTGGATTGGATCCGCTCGAAGCACTCGCTAGTAGAGGATGAAATTAAACAAGTCCGCAACGCAATCGTGGGGGAGATCATCGAGCGAAACAAGTAGCTGCGCGACACTTTGAAGTTGCGCAGACGCTTTTTTTACGGGTGGAATCTAAGCTGTTTGGTCCATAGCGGCCTCGCCAATTTGGGTGCGGTCGTTTTTGGTTGCGCGATAGTTGCGCAGCGATACTTCCCCTGAAACTGACTCCAAGTCAGCCGTGAATTCCGTCACGGCAACAAAGGAGCCAGTTCAATGCCAAGTCATATCAGACCTCCACCTGGGCGACATTCTGTCCTCAGCATCAATCATCCAACCTGATCCAACATTCTTCATCCAATGAACTCCGCGCGGAGGTTCGTCTGGGTGCCGTCCGATACGACGGCTCCGACGAGTCCGCGCCCTCCGCGTAGGTTCATTCGGAAGCATAAGGATCGTACGCGCCCAGGCGGCCTCCGTGCTCAGCACGAAAGGCCCTCAAGTGGCAATTTTCACAAACAACAACGGCGACGAATCAAACAAGATCGACCAGTATGCATTCGAACGCATCCAGTACCAGGCAAACCGTCTGAGCCGAAAGCTGGGCTTCACACCCAGCGATGTGCCGGACATCGAGCAGGAACTCGCGATGGACCTGCTCAAGGCGCTGCCGAAGTTTGATCCATCCAAGGCCAGTCTGCCCACATTCATTTCGCGGGTGGTCAACCGGCGCTGCCTGGGCCTGCTCCGTGACGCCCGGCACCCCAAACGGCGCGGGGGCACCTCGCTCGACGCCGCGATGGGTGACGAGGTCGCCCAGGACCAGCGTCACCGGATGACCGGGCATCTTCCCACCGACGAGGTGGAGAAGGCCGAGGTAGCAGAGGTGCTGCAGCAGGCGGTCGGCAAGCTGCCCGATCGTCTGCACAAAATCGCGGTGTTGTTGATGTCGCACACGCAGGCCGAGGCGGCGCGTGAGTTGGGCGTCAGCGAGACGACCATCCACCGTGCTCGTAAGCAGATCCGCGAGCACTTCGAGGAGGATGGCGTCCGGGAGTTGCTCCAGAAGGGGTAAGTCTGGCGCGTCGCTGACTGATGTAGCTCTCGGCGGCGGGCAACAACGCTCGTCGCCGGGAGCTTATTTATCTGGAGCCAAGATGACCGCCGCCAGCCCATTCACATTTCTGATCCGCGAGCCGGCGGACGTATACGACGCCAAGTCTCGGCAGTACCTCAGCAGCCACAAGCTCGCCGACTTCCGGCGCTGCCCGTTGCTGTTCCGTCGTAAGCAACTCGGGTTGATCCAAGACGTAGATCGCCCGGCCTACCTTGTGGGTCGCGCAGCTCACACATTAATCCTCGAAGGCCGCAGCCGGTTCGATGCTAAGTATGCCGTCGGCGGGCCGATCAACGAGAAGACCGGCAAGCCCTACGGCTCCTACACCAAGGCGTTCGCCGAATGGTCGGCGTCGCAGGGCAAAGACGTACTCACCGAAGACCAGGCGGTCCTCGTCGAGCAGATGTATGCCTCTGTGTGCGGGCATGATCGGGCGGCATTGCTTCTCGAAAACGGCATCGCTGAGGGCGTTGTCCGGACACGCCACCTCGACACCGAATGCCAAGCCCGTCCCGACTGGCTGACCCTCCACAACGGTCACGCCGCGATCATCGACCTGAAGACGTGCGACGACCTCGACTGGTTCGAGTCGGATGCCCGGCGCTTCGGTTATGCCCATCAGTTGGCGTTCTACCGCTCGGTGATCTGGCAGGTCATCGATGAGTTGCTCCCCGTCCACATCATCGCGGTCGAGAAGAAGGAGCCGTTCCGCACCGGCGTGTGGATCGTTGGTCAAGACGTGCTCTCGCTCGCACAAGCAGAAAACGAATCGGCCATGCGTCGGCTGCGCCAGTGCGTGCAGACCGACCACTGGCCCACCGGCTACGAGGAGGTGCGCGTCTTTGACCACCTCTGACCTATGGCCCTCGGAATGACCTCTTCGGCGGGCGGTCACTGCAACCGCCCACGCCCCAAGAACCCGGCGAGAAGTGTCGCCCGGCTCCGCGGCACCACGCCGCCGTTCGTGAGCGGCGAGGCCCGCACTGGCCGCCCGCCCTTTTTCAAACCACAGGGAGCTAACACCCATGAGTCTTCTCTCACACGTCCATACCGGCAAACGACCCGCACCCCGCCGCGTGATGCTCTACGGCGTCCACGGCATCGGCAAGAGCACTTTCGGCGCGATGGCCGAGAAGCCGATTTTTCTGCCCACCGAGGAGGGACTGGGCGAGATTGACTGCGCGAGCTTCCCACTGCTCACAGGATACGACCAGGTGCTGGTGGCGCTCGGCGAACTCTATACCGAGCCGCACGACTACCGCACCGTCGTCATCGACAGCCTCGACTGGCTCGAGCAGTTGGTGTGGAACGAGGTCTGTCTGAAGCGAAATGTCGAAACGATCGAGGACATCGGCTACGCCAAGGGGTACACGTTCGCCCTGACGCAGTGGCGGGAGGTGCTCGCCGGTCTTGACGCGCTACGGAAAGCCCGGGGGATGACCGTGGTGCTGCTAGCCCACTGCAAGATCGAGCGCTTCGAGAACCCCGAAACCGAAACCTACGACCGCTACGTCCCGCGTCTGCACAAGTCCGCGTCGGCGATCGTGCAGGAGTGGTGCGACGAGGTGTTGTTCGCCACCTACCAGGTCTACACCAAGCAGACCGACGAGGGCTTCAACCGCACCCGTACCCAAGGCATCGGCAGCGGTGAACGCATCATGCGGACGACCGAGCGCCCCGCCCACGTCGCCAAGAACCGGCTGAACCTGCCGGACGAGTTGCCCCTCGACTTCAACGCCTACACCGAATACCTCCGCCCCGATCGTCCGGGTGCCGAGGAAGCGATCGATCAAACCAACGACCCCCAACCCCAAGGAACCCAGAACAATGGCTGATCTAAATGGATTCGATGCGAACCAGGTAGAACCGACGAGCAACTTCGACCCCTTGCCCGCGGGCAAGTACATCGCGGCGATCGTCGAGAGCGAAACCAAACCCACCAAGAACGGGCGCGGCAGCTACCTGCAGCTCACCTTCCAGGTGCTCGACGGTCCGTACAAGGGCCGGATGCTCTGGGCGCGGTTGAACCTGCAGAACCCCAACGCCGTGGCGGTGCAGATCGCTCGGGCGGAACTGTCTGCGATCTGCCGCTCGGTCGGCGTCATGGCCCCCAAGGACTCGGTCGAGCTGCACAACCTGCCGCTGCAGATCACGGTCAAGTGCAAGAAGCGCGAGGACACCGGCGACATGACCAACGAGATCAAGAGCTACGCGAAGAAGTCAGCCGCTGGTGGTGAAACGCCGCAGCAGCAGACCACGGCCGCTGGCGGGACGACCCCCGGAAGTACCCCGCCTTGGAAACGCTGAAACCCCAACGGAGCTATCAACATGAACTTCCTGACCCTCATGCTCAGTATCTGGCTGTTGTCGGCGATCCCAAGCTACCTGCTCATGCGCCGGGAACACAAGCGGTCAAAGTATCTCAACTGGAACAACGCTAATCGCTGCGGAGCGATGGCATTCTCACTCTGCTGCGGCCCCTACTTCCTTGTCGTCTGCCTCGTTTGGTGGTGCTGCGAGAAGGTTGCGCATTCCGCCTGGGGCAAACGGGAGGTGCGTTGGTAGGCACCTCCCATGAGTTTGACCTGCCGTTCCCCCCGTCGGTCAACCACTACTGGCGGATGTGGCGGGGGCGGATGGTGATCAGCAAGCGGGGCCGGGCGTACCGCGAGTCGGTGCGCTCGGCCCTTCGGGGCGTAGGCCCCGACGTTCCGCTGAGCGGCCCGGTCTGTGTCCGTATCGAAGCGTTCCCGCCCGACCGGCGTCGGCGTGACCTGGACAACCTGCTCAAGGCGATCGGGGATTCGCTCGAACACGCCGGGGTCTACCACGACGACAGCTAGATCGTGTGGCTGCTCATCGAGAAGGCTGACGTCGTCTCGGGTGGCAAGGTGCGGGTCACGATCCGCCCGCGGTCCGGTGGGCAAACCAATCAAGGAGCCAATCTTGATTCAACTTCGTGATTATCAGCAGGCCGCCGTGGACGCGGTCTACCAGCATCTGGCGGATCGGGACGACAACCCCTGCGTCGTGATCCCAACCGGCGGGGGCAAGACGCCCGTCATCGCCACGATCTGCAAGGACGCGGTGATGCGATGGGACGGCCGGGTACTCATCCTCGCGCATGTGAAGGAGTTGCTTGAGCAGGCGGCGGACAAGCTGCGTGCGATCTGCCCCGAGGTGGACTTCGGCATCTACTCCGCCGGGCTCAAGCGGCGCGACACCGAACACCCGGTGATCATCGCAGGCATCCAGTCGGTCTACCGGCGCGCTTGTGATCTTGGCCAATTCGATTTGGTCGTTATTGACGAGGCCCACATGATTCCGCCGGATGGAGACGGGATGTACCGCCAGTTGCTGGAGGACATGTTGGTCATCAACCCACACGTCCGAGTCGTCGGCCTGACGGCCACACCGTTCCGTATGAAGTCGGGCTCGATCTGCACACCGGATGGCTACCTCAATGAGGTCTGTTACGAGATCGGTGTCCGCGAACTCATCGTGCAGGGCTTCCTCTCGCCGCTTCGGACTCGTGCCGGTGCGGTCAAAGCCGACACCTCGGGTCTACATATCCGTGCGGGCGAGTTCGTCGCGGGAGAGGTCGAGAACCTGATGGACCAGGACGAGTTGGTTCGCGCTGCCTGTCAGGAGATCATCGAGCAGACTCAAGACCGCCGGTCGGTGTTGATCTTCACCAGCGGCGTGCGGCACGGACGCCACGTCGTTGATGTGCTTCAGCGCGAGCACGGAGTTGAATGCGGGTTCGTCGAAGGCCAGACGCCCAGCGTTGAGCGAGACGCGATCCTGCAGCGGTTCAAGCTGGGTGAACTGAAGTATCTCGCCAACGTCAACGTGCTCACCACCGGCTTCGATGCCCCTGCGGTGGACTGCGTGTCAATGCTGCGGCCGACGATGTCGCCGGGGCTGTACTACCAGATGGTCGGGCGCGGGTTCCGCCTGCACCCAGGTAAGGCCGATTGCCTCGTGCTCGATTTCGGCGGCAATGTCATGCGCCACGGCCCGGTCGATCAGATCTCCGCCACCGATCCGCAGGCCGGCACCGGCGAAGCGCCCGTCAAAGAGTGCCCCGAGTGCCACGCGCTGATCCACGCGGCCTACGGCACCTGCCCCGAGTGCGGCTTCGCCTTCCCCGATCCAGAGAAGAACCAACACAGCGCAACGGCCCATTCCGGGGGCATTCTCTCCGACCAGCACACAGACACAAAACACGCCGTGCGGAAGGTGTTCTATAGCGTCCACACCAAGCGCGACGCCCCCGACGATGCGCCCAAGACGCTGCGGGTCGAGTACGAGGTTGGCTACTACGAGTTCCGCTCCGAATGGGTCTGCTTCGAGCACCCCCGCAACGGTTACGCCCGGCAGAAGGCCGAGGCGTGGTGGCGGGCGCGGTCCGACGCCCCGGTGCCCGACACGGCGGCGGAGGCGGTCGAGCTGGCGCACGGGGGCGTCTTGGCCGACACGGTGTCGGTCACGATCCGCAGCATGCCCGGCGAAAAGTACGACCGCATCGTTGACCACGAACTCGGCGACAACCCGCAGCGGCAGGACGCTGAGCCGGAATACGTCATGGCGGAGGACGAGATCCCGTTCTGATGAGTACCGCGACCACGACCATGTTGGATGAAGCGCAGCGTTACGCCGAACTCGGCTACGCGGTGTTCCCCTGCGCCCCCGGCAATAAGCGGCCGGTGACCGGCCGCGGGTTCAAAGACGCCACGACCGACCCCGAGCAGATCGAGGCTTGGTGGGCCGCACATACGATGGCGAACATCGGCATCCCGACCCGGAGCCTGATCGTTATCGACGTGGACGGCGCGGACAACCCCTGGCTCGTTGACGAGCCGGACAAGCTTCTGGACCTGGCCGTCGCGCCGCAGTCGCGGACGGGCAACGGTGGGCGGCAATACATCTTCCGCCAGCCTCCGGGTCGGTATGTGCCGTACCGCAACACGGCCGGCAGCCTTGCCCCGCATGTCGATACTCGGGCCGACGGCGGGTACATCGTCGTGCCGCCGTCGGTGTTGGAGGGCGACAAGCGTTA